GAATTGTTTGTCTTCTTAGCTGACATAAGCGAAATAGGGCCAATTAGGCCATATTTGCCTTGGTACGCTTCAGCAAATTTGTCAGCCAAGTCAATCACTTCATCATAGAAAGTGTTCAAAGCAGAGTGCTTGGCAAAGCTGCGCGTGTTCAGGTGCGTCGAATGGGCTACATCGCGCGCAAGAAACAGTGTGCCTACAAAGTCAGCGCATTTCATGATGATGGACTTTCGGGCCAGACGATAGCAAACGGGTTAGCTTGGGTCGTTACGTCGCGTAAGGCTTGACGGTATGTAGCCCACGCAGCAGCGTCTACAGGCGCGTCAGGTAGTTGCGTCCAATCCGAAGCAACCAGCAGCTTGTTACGTTCAGCGCGAATGACATTCCATTGCGCGCCGACCTTTGCGGCTGACTCATCTGCGCTAAGGTCCGTCACAATGTAGTTCTGTGTCCAAACGCCGTCGATTAGCAACGCTGGGCCTTCTTCAAGGCTCTGTGTGGCTGCATCGTGATATGGCGGCGTGACGATCTGCTTCTTGTGAACACCAAAGTGCGTTACTTGCTCGTCAGTCAAACGGCGGGCATAGCAATAGTTATCCGCGTCCCACTGCGTCGGCTCGACATCAAAGATGTGGCGTATGAAGGTGTCGCCTTGGGCTTGGACATACCACATTATTCTGCTTCCTTTGCTTCCCGCTTGGCGGTTACACGCACGACGGCGTCTGCATATGCTTGTTCGTCTTCAATCTGTGCTTTCAGCGCCGTCATGATGGCGCCCACATTGCCCATTTGCTTGCAGGTGTCGTTAAGTCTTTCTGCTACGCTGGCCGCAAACTCGTTGTCTGTAGCGTTTGCCAGCAGATGCTCAAAGTTCTTACGGTCAAAGTCGTAATGAAAATACTCAACCTCACGCGCATACATCGCATCCGCGAGTGTGTCGTATTTGTATTCATCGCTGAGTTGTGTGTAGATCATATAATGTCCTGTTTAAAAAATGCCAAACGCTATGCCGTTGCCAGTGCCAGCAGGCAGTGTAGCTGGGTTGGTATATTTAGTGCCAAAGCCAGAACCAACACTCCACGGGTATGCGGTGACAAAAGGTGTTAAGTTGTGCGCTACGGCAATGGCATCACCACCGCGGCTGAACGCTATGTTGTTGGCGTCGCTAGCAGGCAGTGTAGCTGGGTTAGTGTATTTAGTGCCAAAACTTGAACCGCTCCACGGGTATGCAGAAATAAAAGGTGTTGTGTTGTGCGCTACGGCGATGACATTGCCAGCAGGACTGAACGCTACGCCGTTGCAAATGCCAGCAGGCAGCGTAGCTGGGTTAGCGTATTTAGTACCAAAGCCAGAACCAACACTCCACGGGTATACAGAAACAAAAGGTGATACGAGGTGCGATACAGCTATGGCGTCGCTCGCAGGACTAAAAGCTACATTTGTGCCTTGGCCCGTAGGCAGCGTAGCTGGGTTGGTATATTTAGTGCCAAAGCCAGTGCTAACGTTAAACGGGTAGGCAGAGACAAAGGGTGATGTGTCGTGCGCTACGGCGATAGCATTCCCTGCGGGGCTGAAAGCTACGCCAGTGCCAGCGCCTGTAGGCACCGTAGCTGGGTTGGTATACTTGGTACCAAAGCCAGTGCTGGCGTTAAAAGGGTAAGCAGAAATGCGTGGTGATACGTCGTGCGCTACAGCGATGGCGTCACTAGCAGCACTAAAAGCTACCTCAAAGCCAAGGCCAGTAGGCAGTGTAGCTGGGTTGGTATATTTAGTGCCAAAACTTAAACCGCTCCAAGGATAAGCAGTGACGAAAGGAGTTGTGTCGTGCGCTACGGCAATAGCATCGCCAGCAAGACTAAAGGCTACGCCGTAGCTGGTGCCAGTAGGCAGTGTAGCTGGGTCGGTATATTTAATACCAAAACCAGTACTGACGTTAAACGGGTAGGCAGAAACAAAGGGTGTTGTGTTGTGCGCTACGGCAATAGAGTCAGACGCCGCCGCGCTGCCTGTTTGGTATAAATAGTTTGCCATCCATTTGGTTGCGGTAACTTTAATGCACATGAGCGTGTTATTTGCGGCGACTGCAAGCGTCCCTGTTGTTCCCGCACCAAAAACAAGTGTATCACTGTTTATTGCTACGGTTACAAACGTACCGCTGTTTTCTACTGTAAACAATACTACCGTGCCGATAGGAAACGCGACGCTGGCGTTTGATGGGATAGTGTATTTGCGTGGAGTGGTGTCGGCCACAGGGTGAAATATCTGCTTGCCTGCGTCACTAATAACCAGCGTGTAGTTTGCTGATTGGATGTTTTGCGGGTAGGCCACTGCTGCCGCTGAAGACGCCCACGATGTACCGTTGCTGACAAGTACGTTACCTGATGCGCCGGGCGCAACAGTCGAAACAGCAGACGTACCATTCCCGATCAGGACGTTGTTAGCTGTAAGTGTGGCTACGCCGGTGCCGCCCGACGCAACACCAAGTGCGGTGGTAAGCGTCGTAGTGCCTGTGACGGCAAAGTTGTTAGGTATAGTAACATCGCCCGCAGACGTAACGGAAATAGGCAACTCTTGCACCGCGCCTGCGCCTGACGTATCTCGGCCAAGAACTTTACCCGCAGCCGCTGTCAATACGTGTTCTTGGTTCCAGTTGGATGGCTGGACAATCGTTGCGTCGGCGCTATCAACTTTAGCAGACTGAAAGGTATGTTTAAGGCTTACGGTCATTACATCATTCCTTCAGGTGGCATCTCAGGCATACCGCCCGTATCTTGCATTGGTTGCTGCGGAGGCATTTCTTCGGTCATTTCAGGTTGCTCACGCATTTCTTCAATCATTTGAGGTTGCTCACGCATTTCTGGTGATCCGCTAATCAAATCACCTGTATCCAATGCGCCTGCAATCGTCCCCATGACAATATCCTGAATTTGCTCTTCTGTCATCCCCGCTTGCATGGCGCTGATGCGTTTTGTTTCTGCATCGTAGGCGTCTACCTGTGCCTTGTATTCCTTGATGTCTACTTCACGCTTCGCAACGTCTGCCTGCACGCCTTCAATAATATCGACCATGCGGTTCAGTTCTTGCGCCATAACTTCCATTTGCTCTTGTGCAGCAGCCATTTCAGGCGACTCTTCGTCGGTAGCCAGTACCTTGGGATCAAGGATTTTCTTAAACCGTTCCGCCATTTCCTGCGCGCCGGGCCAATCCATGTTCTTGACAAACAAATCACCGGCAACAGACCAAAGTTCTGGGTTAGACTGCAAAATCTGGCTCATGGCGTCGAGTGCTTCTTGACGCTTGGTCATGTAGCCGGGGCCAGTAGTGACCATAACGTCATATGTACCAATGCCGGGGTTGTAAATCTTTTCAATCAACGCGCCGGTTTCGTCACGCACTTCCGTAACAGCTTCTTCCTGCGACGGGTCCATTTTGACCATGCTAACTTCGCCATCAGCACCAATGATGCGTGCGATGCGTTGCGTGTCGTAGATTTTAGGGATCATATCGACGATTTGGCGCGTGATGTAGCGAATTGCCCGCGCAAGGTTGTCAACGTAGTGATACGTGCCGACATCGCCCTGCTTTTCGCGTGCGACGATAGCTTTTGCAGACCGTTCGTTGCCTTGCTCGCCCAACGACGCATCGTACTGGCCGGTTGTGGCCTTGATGTCCTCTCCAGCGCCCATTTTAGCCTGTATCAGACCTGTTTGGGGCAGCGGTGGCTGTGCGCGCATAGGCAGCGGGAGAACGCCTCCAGCGCCGTCTGTAACGTCTGGGTTGACTTCCAAATACGGCCAGTTGGTCGTGTTGGCAGTCTTCCACTGGTTTTCGTAGCCTTCAAATTGGCCGCCATAACCGATAAATGGCGCTTTAGGCGCCAATGCAAGCATTTCTGCCTCTTGGCTGGTCCAGTAGTTGTACATACGCTGGGCGTCTTTGGCGTTACGCACAAGACCAGAGATGTATATCTGTCCGTCAACTTCCCATTCGTTGCCGATTACGCGCACGACAGGAATATATTTGCCTGACCATTCGCGCTCGTCAAGAATGTCATAGCCATTGGTCTTCATCCACATGACTTTTTTTCGGTCCACTTTGCGTGTGCGAAGCGGTTTGCCGTACATGTTTTTAAGTTCTTTGTCTTCCGGCGAGTTAGCCTTGGCAGTCTGGTTATTTGGGTACAGATGCAGCGTTTCGGAGTCGTAGACGTTGTAAAAATACTCCGCGATGCGGATTGTATCTTCTTGTAGCCACGACGAAATGCCCTGATCACCGACGCCTTGGCTATATAATGTGCTAATTGGCGATGCGTCAGGAAACAAACGCTCATATTCTGACTTTAGTATATCTTCAGTGATAAAGCAGTATTCGGCATCTGAGCCGCATGGGTCTTGGATAGTGGGGTCCATGTAAACACTAAATGAGTTACGGACGCGGCCAATCTTGATGTCTTGGTCAAACGTATCGTCGTTGCAATACTCAGTCAGCAGACGGATGTAACCTTCGCCGTAAGTGACTTGGTTGTCGCAGGCTGTGTCATACGCAACGTCGGCATCTGACATATACTCAATGTGGCGCACCACACCGTTAAATATCTCGGCTACCTGTACGTCAGCGTTGTCATCCGCGGGTATTACTTTACCGTTTGGCCGGTTCTGTCGCTGCTCGTTTGTTACCTGACGGACGTGCTGTGGCAGCTTGTTGATTGTCAGGCATGGACGTGCGTTGATAGCCTGTCCTTGCACGCTGCCGCGTGTTGACAACACGTCAGCCGGCCACTGCCACTGGTTGTCAGGGCTGCCAGCCATAAAGCGTAGATCGTCTAGTTCGTCCTCACGGCTATCTGAATACGCAGCCTGCGTCATCGTAAGACGGCTACGCATAGTAGCCATCTTATCGTGATCGTCGCGCGTTGTCTTAGGCGCGTTCGATCCTACGTTGGCGACTTTGCCTGCCGCTTCAATGCCTGTGGGGTCGGCCATAAATTATTTCTTGCCTTTGCTGGCGGCGCGCTTCACGCTATATGCGATGGCGACGGCTTGTTTCACAGGTTTACCCGCATTTACTTCCGCTTTGATGTTCTTGCGGAACGCAGCTTTGCTGGGTGACTTACTAAGAGGCATGATTAACGCTTTTTACCCATTGGCGATGACTTCATGTTTGTAGTAGTGCGGATAATTTGCGGGCCGCGGACACTTGGCTTAGGGCCACCAATAGCTCCCAAGCCTGTTTTGATGCGAGGGACAGAGCTTGGCTTAGGGCCACCAATAGCTCCCAAGCCTGTTTTGACACGAGGGATAGGGCTTGGCTTAGGGCCACTAATAGCTCCCAAGCCTGTTTTGATGCGAGGGACAGAGCTTGGCTTAGGGCCACTAGTAACTCCCAAGCCTGTTTTGATGCGGGGGCCAATGTCTGCACCTCTTCTTACTCCACCGCGCACTGGCGCTGAAGGTAATGTAGGGCCTCTATATCCGGGAGGGTATTTCATGTTACTTACCTTTCTTAGTCGGTTTGGCTGTTAACGGTTTAGCAGGCATTTTAACTGTTGGCGTTTTAGCTGGCTTGCTTGGTGGTGCCATTCGCAATAGTGCTGAGCGAGCGCCGGCGGGGCTTGTCGTGCCTTCGCGCTTCGTAATCTTTTCAGCGGCTGCCTTGCGGGCTGGGTCGCGGTTAGCAATCGCAGCTTTCTCAGATGCTACAGTACCGGTTTTGTACAGGCTGCGCGTATATTTGTTGGCTGGCATTTACTTACCCTTCTTAGTTGGCTTGGCCGTCTTGGCGCTTTCTTTGAAATCTTTAGCTGTAGGGGCGCCCTTGGCGCCTACCTTACGCATTTTCTCGCCTGAACCGGCAGCGATGCGTTCGCGCTTGGCGTTGATGTTAGCGTACAGACCCTTTTTGGCTGCCATGGTCAAGACCCCATCCATGATGTAGAAATTCCTGCGGGAGAATAGCCTCTTGTGCGATGCTTGTCAACGCGTGTCAGACGCGGATCAGTAGATGCTACAGGAAATGCGAACGTGACCGCTATGGCGTCCGCTGCGTCTGGCGAGGCCAGCCCGCGTGACTTCATATCTTTCTTGCTTTCTAGGAACAGCGTACCCCTGCTGTCAGGCTTAGTCTTGGGGCTGATGAGGTCTGTCTTCAGGAACCTGTCTGTCGGGATGTGGCCCGTCCTGAGCCAGTCACGCATGGCACCCCACATCTCTGCGCGCTTGTTGCCCCACATCGTCTGGTTTTTAGCCTTGTTGCCAAAGTTCACGCCGCGTATTTTGTACCGCTGCTCCTTCAGCCTATCCACGACGCCTGCGCCTAGCCCGCCTTCGTCGATGCAGACCAGCGCCGGCTGGAACTGCTCTATGGCGTCGATGACGTATCCTGCCACTTCCATCGTGTCCGCGCCGCGGTGTCTCCGCAACTCTAGGATGTCACGGCCCTGCCGTATGGCGATGACCGTAGCGTCAGCCCCGAACCGTGCCGGGTCTACACCTATGACGATGGGCGCGCTGCTGTCCTTGGCTGCTGGCCGCTTCATGGCATCATCGACCAGATTGCTGCCGATGAACTGATCGTCGCCTTCTGACGGGAACGCGCCGTACACTTCGACACTGGCTTGGTAGCTGTCTGGCCCGTACTCATCTATAATGCGCTGGTACAGGTTTTTATCTGTACCCTCTACATCGCGTGCGTCGATGACGCGTGTTGACCAGAACGCCCGCTTGCTGTGGAACGTTTCGTAAAAATAGCCTGTGTTGCGCCGCGGGTTGGAAAACGCCAAATGGAACCGATGCGGCGTATTCTCTGTGAAGAACCCGTCACTCACCGACCAGATGCTGTCGGGTATACCGCTGGCTTCGTCGAATATGAGCATCACACCGTCGAAGTTGTGGACACCAGCGTAGGCGTCTGGGTTCTCTTCGGACCACAGCCGGCCTTCGACTGACCAGTAGCGCGTACCTTTCTTAAGGTCACGCTCGACCAGTTCCGTCAGCCACTTGGCTGGCATGATGCGTGTGGCAGCTATCTCAAACCAGTGACTGTTGAGCGACATCGCCAGCCACTTAGTAATTTCTGCCCATGTGACTGACCGCAACTGCGCCTCGGAGTTTGCCGACACGATGGTGGTCGATCCGATCCTGCTGGATAGCATCCATATCGTTAGCCATGACACTAAGGCTGACTTGCCGATACCGCGTCCTGACGCTGTCGCCATGCGCGCGGTGTCAAAGTCAACCTTACCGTTGTTTGCTTTGATGTGGTCACGCAGGTCAGCTAGTATCTGACGTTGCCATTTACGCGGGCCGGGGAAGTGTTCCAGCGGCGTGCCAGCCTGCCCCCACGGGAATGTGTACAGTACGAACGCTAGTGGGTCATCCTTCAGCGTCGGCGACCACAACCTTGCCATCAACTCCATCTCGTCTTGGGCTGAATATATCGGTGCTTGCATGGTATGTGTTGTCCTCTAGTCGGGGCAGTTCTGTGTACAGCCCTTCGATGACGCGCGTCTGTGCTTTTTCCAGCGCGCCTGTGATACTTATCTGTTGGTCGATGTTTACGTCGATCTGCTGCTTGGCTACCCAGCCGTGGTTGTGCTTCAGTATGTCGAGTGCTGCCTTAGCGTCGCCATCGCGTGCTGCTTCGTACATGGTCTTGGCCGCAGTCATCTCGCCATCAGCCCTGCCCTTGATCTCAGCCATCTCGACCAGTGGGTCAGCGTCGGCTAACACGCGGAACTGCCGCGGTGTCATGCCAGCGGCCATAGCGAGGCTGTCACCCTTTAGCCCGTAGCGCGCAGCTTCATAGATAGACTCCAGCCGCGACTCGGTGGCTTGCACCCGCTCTGGTGTAAATGGCAGTGAGTAGAAAGTCATTGGTCGTACAATAATCCAAAGGATGCAGATACGCAACAGGCTTTGATGCGGGTGGCTTTTTTGCATCTACAAATAATAAAAAAATAAAAATTGTTTGCGATCCCTCCCGCGCGCGCGCACCGCGGCCACGGCCCTACCCACCCCCCTCTGGCAAATTGCCAGAAACGGATTGCAGCATAGCTAGCGCGGATTGCGCTGGCTTTGCTGCGCTGCGTTGGCGCGCGTAGTTTGCACGCTGCGTTTAGCGCGCTGGGATTAGAAATGGCCTTTGCTTGTGGCTAGTGCGAGCGGTTCGCAATAACACATTGCTAGCTAGCTGCGTTGGCCCATTGCCATTTGGCCATGTTGCACTGCAACATTTTATTAGGACGTCATATTGCCATGCGTTTACAAGTCACCCGTAAACACTTTACGTCTACGTAAAGCGCGGGTCATTAGGGCTTGCCCTCAAACTGTATTAGTCGACTAACAGACGTCATTTTTTTGCGAACGGCAACCGCTCGTAAAAGCATCTTATC